GCCAACCGCGTAATCGGTCGCGTAGTTGGGATTGGAGACGATGGTCGCCCAGCTGTCAGTGATGGTAGAAAAGTCTGTCTTCGGGGATTCGGAGATCGCGAAAATCTGGTCAGCATAGGTAGACCAGTTCGTCGCCGCTTTGTACGTCGCGACAAGATCGGACGGCACATAGATAGCGCCGCTGCCGCTTGCGATCTTCGTGCCGGTCAGGGCGCTGGTAGCCGCAAGCGAGCTCACCGTTGTGGAGCGGATGATGAGGTGCGTGAACTTCGTGAGGCTCGCAAAGGCGTTTGACTGAATCGTGACCGGAGACGTGCTCGTGAGGTCTGCTGTCGTGAGATTCGAGCATCCGCTGAACGCGCTGCCCTCGATAACGGTCGCGGCGCTCTCCACCGTCTCAAGCGAGGTCATCTGATAGAACGCGTTCGCCGCGATCTTCGTAGCATCCGGGCCGGAGACGTAGTTCTTCATCGTGCCGCCGAGATACTGCCTGAGCGGGGTATTTGTGTCGAGGAACTGAGCGTAGCAGTCCGTGTTCGCCGTGATGTTCGTCGGCTCAGGAGACCAGCCGTTGAATTCGAAGCCCTCTTCTGGACTCGTGGGCGTCGCTCCGGTATACGTCGCCGTGCCGCCCTCCGGGACGTTGTTCACCGTCTGCAAAAGCGACGTGCCGTTGTAGAACCGGACGCGGTAGACCACCGCATAGACCGCCGTGTAGGACGCGTCAGCCGTGACGGGCGTGACCGCCGGATTCCAGCCGATGAACATCTTCGAGCTGTCGATCGCGCTTGTCGGTGTGCCGCTGTAGGTCGGGATCGCGTTATAGGCGACGGAGGTCGTCGTCAGCGTCGCGCCGTTATCATTCAGCCACGAGATCGTGTAGTAGCGCGTCGCCTGAGAATACGCCGCGTACACGGTGCGGTCGGACGTGATATTGCGCGTCGCGCTCGCGTCAGCCGTCGTCGCGTTCTTGCTCAGATTCCAGCCGACGAACGTGTAGGTGTACTCAGCGGACGGGTCGCGCGTCGGACGGCCTGCGTATGTGCCGTTGCCGCCGGGCAGAACGTCCTCAGCATAAATGAGCTGGGAGCCGTCATAGCTGCGGTAGTAGATGAAATTAGACAGGCCGGTGTACTCGATGGTGATGTTCGGGTACTGCGCCTGTTTCTCCGCAATCCAAGTGCGGGATACGGTGGTAAGGCCGTGGATCACGCCGCTCACGACTGCCTTGTTGACGTTGCCGCCGGTCTCGTCGAGGCCGCGCATGGTATCGAGCTTTGCGTAGAGGGTATCGACCTCTTCCTGCGAGGAAACGGTCGTCTCAAAACCGATCAGGCGCACGCGCCCGCCGGTCGGCATGGCCGCGAGGATCGTCTCGTCAGGTACGACTGTCGAATCGTAGTTATCGAGCCAGAGCGTCGTGATGTTGGCATACGACGGCATCACAAACTCGGTCAGCGCCGTTTGATTGCGGAGCGTCAGGTTCGTGACCGTGCCGGGAAGATGGAGCCGTTTCAGGTTGCCGCCGTTCGGGAGGTCAACGCCGGTGATGCTCGTACCGTCGAAGTACACGTCCTCGATGTTCGTGCAGCCGGTCAGGTCAACTGACTTCATGTCTCCCGTTCCGAGTCCGCTGCAGTTCCGCACGTCAAGAGAGCGGAGCAAGGTGTTGTTGCCGACGTACAGCTCTTTGAGGTTGCCGTTTGAGTAGGTGGACGAGCTGTCGCCGAGCTTGATCGCTGAGAGCTTCGTCGCCTTGCTGAAATCCGCATAGCCCACTTTCAGGCCGGACAGGTCGCCAACAGCGGAGAGCTGAGACGCGCTGTAGATGTAGATTTCAGTGTCGTTAACCTTATCGAGCGGGCAGACGATCTCATAGGACTGACCGCGTGCCGCCCGCGTCTGCTGGAGGTAGGAACCGAACTTCACGGACGCGTAAACGTCAGCGTAGGGGGTCACGGTGATGTTCGCCTTTGCGTAGCCGCGAAGCTGGATGACGTCGCTCTGCGCGTCGCCCGCGTTGTACTTGCTGTCGATGTAGCGGAAGCGGTTATAGAGCCACCATTTCCGCTGCTCCTCTTTCGAGCCCTGCAGCATGGCAAGGTACGCACCGTCGCCGTCTTCGACGAGCGGCTGGAGATACTTGAAATAAGCGTCCTCGTTGAAGATGCTCTCGCCCCACTTGCGCTGATGCTCTTCAAAAGCCTGTTCGACTTTCTCATAGCTCAGTTTGCCGTCAGAGCGGAGCTGCTGATACATCGCCATGAGCTCAGGGCCGAACGCTGCGCGGATGTTCTTCCACATGACGGAATCCTGACCGTTGAAAACGTCCGCGCCGCCTGCCGTATGGTCAATGTCTTCGAGGTCATAGTCAAAGACAAGCGCGCCTTCGTTGTTGCTATCTCTGTTACTTTCATGACCTGTTCGATTTGAACAGGCGGGGGCGGTGCTTCTTTAAGGTGTCTTTACACCTGATCGCCCCTCTCACGTTTCGTAAGAGTTGGATTATAGCGTGAGTCCAGACTGTTGCATCCGGTTTCCCGGTCGTTTCACTCAGTCGTTGTTGGCAGTATGTATGTAAGCAGACATACCTTCCAAGGCGTTGTCCGTCCAACCGGAGTTTCGCCGTATATCAGAAACGATTTTTTAGACTCGGCACCAACATTCAATGCCGAGTGCCGTATCCATATCATACGGCAGCCATACGATTTTCTTTCTAATGCTCATATAATTGCCTTCCCCCTTTCTTTATGACTGAACCGGAGCCTCGCCAATGAAGGACGGGAACGCGTTCTTCGCGCGGCTGTCCACCATCAGGAAAAGCTCCGTGAACAGGTAGTAGAACAGGGCGCTGTCAACCTCACAGTATTTGCCGAGCTCGTCCTTGAATTTTGCCACGCGGTATGCTGCCGTGTCGTGCGTGTAGGTCACGGCATCGTCGCCCACGCCGTATGTGACAGGCTCAGGCAGCGCGTCGCCGGTCGCCGTGTCCTGATCGGTCGTAACGATCCAGTCGGCAAACTCCTTGAGCTGCGCGCTGTTCGTGTAGGCCGGGTCGGTGTCCGGGTAGCGAGCCTCAAAGTCATTGAGCCAGTCCGTACCGCTGTAGTCGTTGGACTTCCAGATGACGCGATCGGACGTGTTGTTCTTGATCTCCCAGCTCTCGTCGCCGCTCTGGAAGCCGAAGATCTCGGGCGTGCCTTTGTCGAAGTTGAAATTGTACTTCCCGAGGAACGTGGTTTTATCGCCGTTGTTCCAGAAGATGACGATGGGGAATCCGTCGATGCCCTGCCGCACGGCACTGTTCTCTTCCTGAGCGGGGGTCTTGTAGGGGCAGGCGTCCTCGTAGAGCCGCACAAGCTCGACGTTGTTCGCGCCCTCAGAGCTTGCCACGTCGGCCTTGAACGTGAACGTGCTCGTGCCGATGTAGCCGGGTCTGAGCTGATAGGTCGCGCTCTGTGTGCCGTTTGCAAGAACAAAGCCGCTCTTGAACTTCATCTTGTAGTTCTTGCGCGCGTAATACTGCGAGCTCGTGCCCTGAACGTCGGCCTGTACGCCGGTCGCCGTAAAGCTCTTCGCTGGCGTCACGGGGTCAACGTAGCTGACCTCCACCGCCTTCTTGTCGCCCTTGTACTGCGGAAGTTCCGGGCAGGTGATAATCATGTAGGGCAGCTCAGAGGGCAGTTTCGAGATCACGATGTTGCCGTACTCGTCGTAAACGTTGTTGCGCGTGTAGCGCTCGAGCATGTCGTCGATGATCTGCGTGTCCGCGATCCAGTTGTTAAGCACCTGGATTCTCCCGAGGTCATTGTCGTAGACGCGGATGCAGTAGATGTCCACGCCGCACGTTGAAGATCCGATGCTGATCCCCACCGGCTCTGCCTGCGAGAAGTCGTCGTTCGCGGGATACTGGACGACGCCGGACATCACGCCGTTGACGTAAACGTAGATCAGGCGGTTCTCCGTGCGCTTTTCCACGACGAACGAAATGCGGACGTGCTCGTCCTCCTTGTACTGCATGTTGATGTGCGACTGCTCGGATGCGAGCATCGCCTGCTGTGCGGTGAACTCCATGCCGCGCCCGCCGCTCATGCAGCTCATGATGACGGAATCGTAGTTCAAAACGCCGTGCGTCGCGAACTCGATCTCGATCGTCTTGCCGGTCGTGCGGAAGTCGTTTTCAAAGATGTGGAACGGGATCGTCGCGCGCGCGTCGCCGGAGAGCCGGAGGACGGTCGTACCGTCATCGTCTGCTACCCAGCCGTCAGACGTGAAGTTGAAGCCGGTCAGCGTGGCGCTCACGCCCGCGTCGGTGTCCTGCCAAATCTCAGGATGCGCCTCGCTGTTGGAGCGGCCTTTGGCATTGAGGTACAGCGCAAGGCTCTGCGTCTCAGGCTCGACGTGGATGTCGGATTCCTCGACCGTCGTGCTCAGTGTCTTGCTTGCCGTGCCGGAGGCAATGACGATGGTCAGCGTTCCGATGTCGAGCGCCTGATAGGCGAAGTCCTGCTGCGTGCGGTCTACCGTGATAGTGGACACCACCGTGCCGTTCACCGTGATCGTGGTCGCCGCCGTCAGGCTCGTCGGGTCGTAGACCGTGTAGGGGATATGCAGCGTCGTGTACTGTGTGACGCTTGCCGCCTGCCATGCCGAGACGATGATGGGCGTCGTGTTGCCCGCCTCGATGCAGATGATCTCATAGCGCAGATGATTCGATTCGACCGTCTGGCCGTTGATGTCGCAGTCGAAGTAGACCTCGAACGTGTGCGGGCCGTGCGTCTGCTGCGGGATCGTGTAGGTCATCTGCCGCCCGGATACGGTCGTTTCCTGCGTCCCGATCTGCGTGCCGTCAAGGATGAAATGGATCGTTTTCGATACCGCGCCGACGGGCGTGTAGGGGAACAGGATCGCTCCTGTGTAGGGCGTGGACGCTTCGAACGTCGAGCTGATGCTGACCGCCACCGAGTTGATGCTGTAGTTGATGCTGCGGGAATTGTTGTAGACATCCGAGATCGTGACGCGGACAGTGTTCGCGCCGACGCTGCAGTAGGGGCCGATGTCGATCGTGATGTCGCCCTGATGGATATTCAGCGAGCCCTTCGCCGCACCGTTCACGGTGATCTTTGCCGTGCCGTCGCCGGTCGGAATCTCGTCTTCAATGGATGTCCAGTTGAGAGTGATCGGGCAGGAATCGCCCGCCGCGATCGTGTGAGAGAGCCAGCCGGTCGTGTTGGTGACGGTCAGCTTCGCGTTGTTGCCGCCGTCACCGCCGCCACCGCCACCGCCGCCGGAGAACGGGCCGAGCGGGCCTGCCACCACTTCACCGTTGGAGGTCAGGTAGAGATAGCCGCTCTCGACGTAGGCGTCATCGACCTTCGTGTCCACGTTCGCGTTGGTCATGTTCAGCTCGCGAATGAGCGCCTGAATGTCAGCGGCAGACTGCGCGCTTGCATTCTCGGCATTGCTCGCAGCGGAGAGCGCCTGCTGTGCGATCGTATCCGCGTTCGTCGCGATGTTCTGGATCGCCTGCCGCTTCGTCTCGATCGCCGCGATGGACTCTTCGGTGTAAGAGGTCAGCTCCGCATAATCCTGCGCGTACTGCGCTTGATAGTTCTGATAGGTCGTGGCAGCTCCGGAAGCCGCCTCAGACGCGGTTTGCGCGCTTGCCGCTGTCTCTGCAGCCGTCTCGCGCATAGCCGCCTCAGCGGCCTCATACGCCTCTCCTGCAGCGATGATCTCGTCCGCGCGGTCGTAGACCTCCACGAACTCCTTGAGCTTGCTGTCGGACGGGATCGTGTCGCGGTCGAGGGCGGCGCGCTCGATCCACACGACAAAGTTTGCCGTGTTCAGTTCCTTGCCGTTCTTGAACAGTGTCAGCTCAAAGAGGGCATTGCCGGCCGCCGCCGTGATCTGATTATTTCCGGTAACGGTCACATACGGCTCGCCGTCCACTATTGTGAGGGTCGCGTCTGCCGAGAATCCGTTGCCGTCCGGTTTCGTGCCGCGAATTTCAACGGTCGTACCGGACTGGATCTCGAAGTCGCCCTTTGATGCATAGAGCCGGATGTACAGCTCGAAGTCGTCATCATACTGGTTCAACCAGACACGGGCGCGCTGCTGATTCGGAACCATGTCAAGGTCGAACGAATGTCTAATCATATTGCTTTCCCCCAATCGTTAAGGATTTCGCCGCGCTCATGTTCCGGTGGACGCTTCCCGGTCGAACGCGGCCCGCTCGATGCTGATAATGAAATTCGCCGTACTCAGCAGTTTGCCGTTGTTCACGAACGTGAGCTCGAAGATCGCCTTGCCGTATACGTCGGTCATCTGCTGATTCCCCGTGACCTCTACGGTGTAGCTCCCGTCCTGCTCTTCGACAAGCTCCGCGCTTGCCTCAAAGCCGGTCTTGTCGGGCTTTGTTCCTCTGATCTCGACGGTCGTGCCGGGCTCTATGTGAAACTCACCTTTGGACGCATAAAGGTGGATTTTGAGCATGAAGTCATCGTCGTACTGATTCAAATGAATCTGCCTGAGCGGATAGTCAGGCAGGATGTCGAGGTCAAACGAATGTGTAAGCATTTTTCCGTTTCGCCTCCGTCATTAAGTCGTGAAGTCCTGAATCGCGGCAATGCTTATCATGGAATTGAACGGCGGAACGATTTGACCGCCCGAATTCAGAATATCCGTCGTGATGGAAACAGTAGAGCCGCTGTAGGACACATAGATGCGGTAGTGACGTTCCGTCTTTGTTCCGCTGACATCGTAGTAGGAAATGCCCTCGTAAAGCAGATAGGATTCACCAGCAGCGAGCCGGATGTTCGTGCCTTCTGGCGCAACATTGATCGTTCCGGTATAGCCGTTTTCCGTGAACGTGCCGGGCGTTACGCGCGTCATTTCCTCGAAGACGAGCCGTGTGATAGAGCTGAGACTTGTTTCGGAATCGCCCGCTGCCGTCTGCGCTCTGACTGTGATGGACTCAAGGCCCTTGACGCTCACGCCGTCATAAACGTAAGGAA